TTTTTATTTAAAACAACTTGAGGTATGTTGTCCGAGTGAGATCTTGTAACCTCACGCATGTAAGCCGGATTATTTAGCTGATATCGAGGGTCGTTTTCGCCTGTATAAGAAACAACAAAGTCACAAGGGGTGTGCTTTTCTTTCTTAGCAGGCTGAAAGGGATCGCTCAGGCCTGCACTAACCATTGAATAATCCCTATACATATTTCTGTAAGTCACAGGGAATGCTTGGCTGTAACCAGGAACTGAAGCGAATCTCATCATTCCATTAGATCCTGCGGCGTATAAGCCTGTTGAAGAAGACCTATGACATCGATTGATCCTGACTTGGGCTTCTCCGCAGCTTTGTTAAGTCGGCTTACAAAACTCTGCAGTAACTTAATTTTATTTTGTTCTTGATTTTGTTTCTCAAGCAGCCCAGCAACTAGCATTGGGTCGTAGTTCGACTTCGTATCTGGACCAGGTGGACCTTGCTTGGGTTTATCTGATTGAACACCTTTTTCGATTGAAATAGGAGATTCAGGGATCCCGCCAGCCAGCTCTCTTTGCACCTGTGGTAGATGCTTTTTATAGATACCTTCTGAATAAACAGACCACGCACCGAGGCCTTGACGATTGCGGATATCAAGTGCCGCCTTTGCATTTAGAAGAGGATCTTTTAGCTGTTCATTTGACTTCAGTCCATAACGAGCGCGGCGTTCTTTACCCAATTCATACCCTGGTTCATCCAGCATATTGATCTGGAACAAACCGTAGGAATCATCAGGGTACTTTGGATTGTGTGCTCCGGGATTCAAGCCAGATTCACCCATTCCGATCGCAACCATGACTGGAATCTCAGCATCCTTGAACCCTGCTTTTTTGAGGACACTAGCTGTCTCTTTAATTGAAAGACTCATTGACTCAGCGGAAATTGGTTTCGAAATGAATGCGGGTGCCAACAGCAACATCAGCAGGCCCAGGTAAGGCTTGAATAAACTCAGCCCCTTCCCTGTTAAATCGGTACCGAGCTTGATCAGGGTTGCGATAATTTGGCACATATAAATGCAACGCTAATCTATCTGTTTCGTATAAGTATATCTGTGTCCACGTTTTCAGCGTTTCCTTGAAGTCCGTGGTCGCAATTGTCCGGTCAACGTCACCCGCGATTGACTCGATGCGACCGCGAGGGACCGTTGAATTATTCATGGTCCCGGTCATATCAGTGCGCTTCTCAGCCTCGTCACAACGGTTGACTTGCTCGACAATCTTACTGACCCAAAAAGAGTCCTGGACATTATCTAATGCCTCTTGCAATCGCGCTAAGTCACCAGCAGGGATTGAGGTCAAGTTGTAACCGAGGTGCCAACGTACCTTTGATTGTATAAAACTATCTAGCTGCATTTACCAGACCACTGCTATTGTGCAGAATTTTATGCACCAATAACAGACTAACACGCGCCAATAATTACTCGACGCGCACCAGATTTTCTTTGAAAATCTCATCCCAGTCAACACGCTTAATGCTCTTGAGCTGCTCAAGACGAGAGAAGCGTTCACCAGGAAGTGATAACTGCAGGTCCTTGATATCCCGTGCTGTCTTAAGTCCTACCCCAGGCAAAGAGTCAGCAATTTGCCGTGCTGATGCAAGGTTTAAATTTACCCGTGTATCAACAGGAAAGGTTTCTTTTTTTGTTGGTTTTGCAGGGCGCACACCTTCAGACGCAAGAGACTCGCTCAGACGCTCCTCATCTTTAATCTGTTGCGTCGTAGCCTCCAGATGAGGCACTAAATCCTCTTCATTGAGGTACAGGACTTCTTCATTGGCATCGAGACACATCTTGATGCCTTCACCGTGCTGTGAGATGACTTCAACAAGTCCACCCGTTACTTTGTTTTGGTACAGCATAAAGACGTTAGTTCACAGCTATAGCATAACAAAATTAACTTTTGAAGCAATAAAAAAGCGGGCCTCAAGGACCCGCCATATACATATCTGATTAAGGAATCAGGAGTCGCTTCCGCCGACTTGAGAAGCAAAGTCAACCAGGCCCTGAATGTCGTTCCAGCTAGCAGCTGCAGCAGGACGCAGGTAGTTGACGCGGCAGACCAGGTAAGCAGCCTTGCCAGCGGTGATGTCATCAGCACTGATATTCACACCGTCACCAGTGATGGTGGTGTTAGTAACAGCGTTGAGGTTGTACACCTTCATGGTGGTGTCAGCAGTCACCTTGTACATCATCGAGTTGGCGGCGTCGCCAGCTGCGATGGTGGAGGTCACGCCAGTCCAGAAGGGCAGGTCAGCAGCGGTAGTGTCGCTGGTACCCTGAGCGATGCCAGAAGCACCAATGGTCAGGCTAGCGCTAGCTGCGGCGAGGCCGTTCAGCTGAGTGCTAGGAATACCCAGGGGGTTGCCGCTGTTGTCGGGACCCAGGAGCAGAACCTCGGTGTTGGTACCTTCCAGGTCAGCAGTGACAGGGGAAGCAGGGTAGGTTGCAAGACCGCCTGCAGGGATGTCCTGAGCCAGAGCCAGAGACGCGCCGTAGATGTAACCAGGGCGAGCAGCAGAGGCTTGGACAACCATGGAAGTCCGATCGTCACGAACGCGGTCATCAGGACGGCGGTCGGGAGAAGGGATGGTGATGTTGAAGCTCTTGTAGTCAGCTTTATCGGCAGCTGCGTTATTGATTTTAACGTAGCCGATCAGCTCATAAGCTTCCACGCCGGGCAAACCATAAACACCTTCGGTGTTATAGGAGGACAGGCGAGAGATTTGATTACCGGGCTGAAGAATTGCACCGGCTTCAGCTTTGTAAGATGCCATTAGTTAAGTACCTCCTTTATCACTCAGTAACGGTGAAGGCGGTGGTCACGAAGTCCTTATTCAGGTTCGCGAAACCAGCATAAAGTTGCCAGATAAGAATAATAAATCGACTGAAATCGTCGTTGTTATTAATCAGGACCTGAGCATTAGGGCCACCGATACCGACGCCAACAGCCTGAGGGCCGAAGAACAGGCCAGCAGGAGTGGTGCGGCTAGAAGCACCATTACCATCGCCAATGTCGACGGTAGCAGTCTTGTCGGGGAAGTTGGTGGACTCGAAGAAGCGGACACCTTCGAAGACGAATCCTGAAGGCATGATAGGCTCACCACCCACGAATTGAGCTTGGCCGTACTGACCGCCCTGATACAGAGCAGCGTTAGGAGCAGCCATACCCATCAGAGGGTTGGGCTGACCCATGCCAGGGTAACGGGCCACTTCGCGGAAGCCTTGATCAGCACGCAGATCCTTCATGAAGGAGGGATCAGCGATACAGCGGTAGTAGCCGTCCTGGAACACAGGGACGTTACGCTTACGCAGGCTCTTGACGACGTTCAGAAGGTCGGTCTTGACGTTGAACTTGAAGCGCTCAGAGGCATACTCGGTAGCGGTGTAAGCTGCAACGGTTGCACCAGTCTTGGAATGGTCGTTAGGGTAGTAGTAACCACCTTGGCTGTCAGAAGACTGACCACGTGACTCAGACTTGAACAGTTCGTCCAAGAACACACGGTCGCGCCAGCGGCGATAGTCGTCCAGCAGAGTCAGAGAACCGATGGACTGGTGGAACATGTTGAGGTTCCCGGTGTCCAGCAGCAGACGCTGCGCGGTCATCAGAGTCTCGCGGGCAATCTTGAAGGTGCTCGGGAGGCTGGTGTTGTTCGGGTCGGCAGGACCAGTGTACTCACGGAGTGACACCAGAACTTTGTCCTTGACGATAGAACGGCTGTTAGCGGTTCCGATCGTTTGGTCTTGGGTACGCTCGCGGCTGGTCTTCGTGCCGGGGTTACCGAAGAAGCGGTAACGATCCAGCTGCACGGTTTGACCAGGCTGCTTGGTAAAGTCGTGGACAACTACAGGCTCGCAGGCCATCTCCACGACATAAGCCGGATGGGGGCGGTACAGTTCCGCACCCAACAGCTTGGGAAAGTCGTTATCGATGAACATAGGAATTTCTCAGCAGAGTTTTAGTACGCTGATACTTGAGGACACATATCCTCTATATGGAAATTTTCATTCCATTACAAAAAATTATAGCAACAATTTATCAACCCGGATTATTTAAGGCATCAATTGGCGGCCTACTGCACGAGCTGCGCCAAGAGGTGAACCATCAACCATATTTCCAGGGTTATAAATGTTAGCCCCAACAGGTCCCATGCGTCCATAAGGGTTAATAAAACCATCAGCAGGTTGCATGGTCGACATTCCACCCTGGAGCTCAGGATCAATTGACGCCATGGCCTTAGCCATCATGGCCTTTTTTACAGCTTCTTTTGCTTTAGCGTTGTCCATCATTTAGATCCTTTTTTAGATTTGGGTTGCATTACGCCCATGGGTAGCTGACCAGTCATTGGCAACCGCTGCATCAAGAATTGCTGTGCATTAGCTGCAATTTGCTCTTGCTGGAACTCAGCTACGGCCATGTTGTTCGGCATAAACATTGCGTTCCG